GCCAAAGTATTTCATAACTGTTTCAGGTGAAATACGAAAGAACTCGCGGTTAGTGCTATTCCTGTGATCTGAAAGAAGGTCATGCAGTTGTCGTTCCTTCTGTTTAGGGTCGGAAACAAGTTTTGCGAACTCTACTTTGAATGGGGTTGGGACTCCCGAAGGTGCACTTAATTCTTTTGCTCTCTGAACAGGTGTTCGTTCTGGAGTCCAAGTCCCGCCAACTTTGACAAGCCCAGGCATTGATTCATTTGAAAGGCAGTAAATATATCCTTTGTTCATTTTGTATGATTGTTGGTGTGTGTGTAAATTGTTACTCTTCGTTCATATTAAAAAGACTTTCGATTTTATATGATTTACATACCGTTTTGAAATTATTTGCAAAATGATGCCGAATGCTCGTTTGACCCCCTCATCGTTTCGCAATTTTATGTGTTGGTCGATGCGATAGTATAGACTGAAATTTATACAAATCCGCCTATACCGTCGGGAAAAATTCCCAATCCAAATCCCCGCAAACTTTCTTCCATATCATATCTTGTTCCAATTGCTTTTCCCGATCTTTCATCATAGGAATATACGGTAAATATTGTGTCTGGTCCAAGAGTGTGCATAATTGATACAGCGTATATGTATAATTAAAGAAATTCGTCCTATTTGCAGGACAATGCACTGCCCACGGTTTTTGAATTTCAATGAACAACACACACAATGTTTCGTGTAATTCCTCATTCATAATGGGCGGTTTTACGCCAAATAGAGAATTGATATATTGAATATGTTCGAAATATTTGTTGAGACCCAATTTCCGCAAAATCTCGCGCATTTTGTCGTAATTGATTTGTTTCATGTCCAGAATACGTTCTTTTTTAATACGCGCCTTGATTTGCTCAATAACTTCTTCGGGAATTTGCGTGGTTTCTTTGGCTTGGAACTGCGACAAGATTTCTTTGAAATGATTGAGACGAATATAGGCTGTATAGGAGACCTCGTTGGGCGGGTCCTTGTTGTTCGGCTTGGAACTATCCACAATATACGTAATAAAACGACTACATTGATTATTATTGCAGATTAAAATCCCCTCTTCGTCTTGCGCTACCATTTCCCCCTTCTCACACACATCACATACATCGGATGTAAGCAAATAATCTTGGGGGTTGGTGAATTCGCAATTCACATTTCGCCAATATTCGATGTACATCTTCTTGGACTGGCTATATTTATCCACATCCTGTCTTTCCGGATTTTTCGATTTGACTTTGAAGAATGAATTTAATACAGTGACGTTTTGTGCAGGTTCCCCCGACGAGATTTGCTTCTTTTGTTCAAAATAATCGAAAATATATTGGGAATTGTCCAAGAGATATTTGTTCTTTTGTTCTTTTAGATGTTTTATGTGGGCACGCTTTTCTTTGATTTGGTCCTTCATATCTAATTTAAGTTCAATTTGGTTTGTAGGGAGAGATTTTATTTGCGTTTTCAATTCTTCGATTTCTATTTGTAATCGGGGAATAGTTTCGGTTTCATTTTCGTTGAATAGGTCTAACATTTCCGTATGTTTTTCATCCAAAGACGTCATTTGTTTGGGTTGGACCTTTTTCGCAGAAAGAGCCATGATTTTTACAATATATGATAAAAATCATAGTCAATGTTTATGTTTGTTGTGCGAGAATTGATTTGTTTTTATGTGATTATACTATAATAATGTCTAATCTAAAACCAGCAGGTGGTACATCAAATAGTATCCCTAGAATGGATGTTCAAATAGACACAATTCACGTGATAGCATGGTTTATTGATTTTTTACACGATGCATCTGAAGGGTCTGATATGATAGCCGATTTTCAATCGACATTTAAATTATATAAAGCTGTATGGATTTCTATGTTTGGAATTCATTTTCCCGATTTAGCGCAAAATTTAAAGTTTTTAGAAAACGAATTCGTAGATAATGGTGCGTCATCATTTATTACAAATGCAAAACAGTTGTTATACAAATACAATATGTCCCAAGGCAAATATTTATTTTATTTAAATCAACAAGGTATTATTAAACCAATCTTGGAGTTTGGAACATACAGTACAGAGGATGGTAAAATGTTACAAAATACAGAAACACAAAACCTTTTAAATATTATGCAGGCGCAAACCAGTCTTTCTACTACTGATATGAAAGATTCCAATAACTTTATTATGATTATGCCGGATGCATTAAAACGTGCAGTTTCATCTATTTCAAATTTGTTAAAAGCGTCTGCGAGTATTACATCTGATCAGATTTCGGTTTATGTTTCGGACGGGAAAACGCTTAGTTCGATTTATGATAGTGCTACCGGTGGTATGTTTCCAGCCGATCTTGCAACTGGATCTGCTACAACTAAAATAAATGAAATTCAAAAAAAATTTCAACAACCTTATGGATTTCAATTTCAAAAATCTGGAAACGTCATTCTTGATCTTACATTAAACAAGCAACAAGATAATAATCAACTGGTTAATCTAATATTTAATCAAATATTAGCTATATTACAGTATGCGTGTCCTGGATATAATAATGATAATATTATAGACGAACCCAACAATACAAATAATGGTCAAACCTACAAAAATGTTGCGTATAAGGAAGGTATGATATCAATAGATTCATTGATATCTATAGTTAAAACACATGCATTAAATTTGACCAAACGCCAAATATATGATGCGGTCACCATGATAAGTAAGGTACTTGCGAATCGCCTACTAATGAAAAGAGGAGATTTAAACAATGTGAATATGACTGCATTATATGAGATATTCACCAACATGACTCCAGTATCTATTGTGAAAGAAAATGTCCAAGAAGAACCATCAGCAACACGTAAATCATTCCGAGAAAAAAAGGCACCTACATTTTTTGGTGAATTTGAAGATGAATCTGAACAAAATACTCAGAAATTTACAAGTTGTAATGAGAACATAGGATCATATATTGCGTGTGCATTGAATTTTAATATTGATAATACAAAAATATTTAGTGCTAAAACATCAGCTGAAATATCAAAAATCGAATTAACACCAGAAGTCGAATTATCAGAATCCAATTCCAAGAAAAGAAAAATTACACCGACTACCCAACTTGGTTTGAACGTGGAAATTACTACAGTAGGAGAAAGAATGAATCATCCGATAGATGATAATGATATTAATTCACTTAAACACTGGTTGATGAGAATCTTTTTATTTATGCGAGGTGAAATGGGACTTAATTATGATGAGAAAACATGTGCAATAAATCAAGAACTACAAAATGAAATGACTCAAGAATTAAAAACACTAATTGAGTTTGGAAGTGTGTATTTACAAGTAACATCGCCAAATGGAACTACTACTACACATACTGATTCTAGTATAGCAGCAATTGCGGCTAAATCAACAAACACACTATTATCAACTGATGAAATCGGCAAACAAGCGCGCGGTACTGGTGCAAGTGTCGAAACTAAAACAGATGTTCAAACAAAAATAGCATCGTTGCTTAAACCAAATAATAGTGGGAAGAAAAGGAATTTAGGAGGAGATACAGGAGATACAGTTTTATTTCAACAATTATTTCGCATAGCTTCGGGCAAAATATTTGCCGATGGAATGCAACCATTAACTACAAAATGGATTAACAGTGAATTGAATAATACGAAGGGTGCAGCTATACCAATATCAATGGATGGATTATTTGCATTACTTACAATGTTATATGGGGAACAAGTATTGTTAGAAATAACAGCAAGTGGTGTTCAACAACATGTACAGTTTTCGTTACCACCTAAAATCGCAAACTATATATGTCGTATTGTAGAAACACCGCCGCGTACCAATAAGACATCGTCTCTATTAGAAAAGCTATATTATACCACATTTACAGATGAAACAAGTGAAATAATTGAATTGGATGTAACAGTAGCAGAATTGCCTGATATAGTAACCAATATAGGAAAACCCGGTTTCTTTGAAGATCAACAAACCGAAATTACTGCTGAAATAAAGGAAAAAGAGAAAAATGAGAATAAGATGGATACTAATAATGAATCGGCTGCGAGTGCTGATTATGTTAAAACATCTCCATCAACACTTGTTCAAACGTCAGTTCAGTTAAATACACTAGAAATAGAAGTTGATCCATGTGCAAATGTAATAGTTAGTTTGTTATTCAACTATAGTACTACATTATTGAACCCTGATTATAACAATAATGTTGGAACTGATGACTCCATAAATAGTTCCAATCCATTCCAATCAGCATTATCACATAATGCAAAACATAGTTCTAATCAATTCTATACAGCATTATGTAATAATTGTTCGTGTGATGACGATGAAGCATTTATACAACTTTACCAAACAAAAAACCACTTAGGCGCATTGGATTATGTTACTCGTGATTTTTTACGGAATAATACATCTGCAGCATGGATACAGGGTGTAAAATTAGAGAAAGCATATACAGATTTAATGCAAAAACTACCTAACCAGAATTCGCTACCGTTAAACAAATTACCGAGTTATGTCGAATTATTAAGTAAGCTGGGTGCTACATCATGTACTGAGTATTACAACAACTGGAAAACCAACAAATCAATACAATTTAATTATGATGATCAGTCACCTACAAAAAAAGCCAAAAGAGGAGGTAGTACATTGAAAAAACAAAAGGTGCGAAAGAATCATACAAAACGAAAGAAAACAAAACGAAAACAAAACAAACAACCCAAGAAAAAGACCCGTAAAAATCGCAAATAAATAGTATCACATTGAATATATAAAAATATATTCAATATGTCTGGAATTCATACCCTTCATATAGATACAAATGAAACGGTCCAGATTCCATCCAAGCAATTCAAAATCATGATATTTTTAACAAACGCTTTAGAAAAGGGTTGGACCGTGAAGAAGAAAGACGCCGAATACATTTTCACCAAAAAACATGAAGGAAAACGCGAAATTTTCAAAGAAAACTATTTAGAAACTTTCATTCAATCCAACTTCGATATGGACATTCTGCGAAAAACGCCATAAAATCTACGACTATTATATAAAATGAAATTCCCGCAGAACCTGAAGTTCAAGCAAATCCACCTTACTTCCATTATACTCCTTATAGTCGCATTGGTTGTATCTCGATGGCTATACATGTATGCTCCTCGCACAGCAATTGATGTGGAAGAATCCTTGCTTCGAAAAATACTGGTTCCGGGCGCATATGTGGGTGAGGGAACATATACACCGACTCCGCTGTATCCCAATGGACTTACTACCACAAATAAACTGGTAATAACCGAAAACACAAGTGAGAAAAACATCCATTACGTAAATGAATTGGTCGCACGTGATAGTAAAACGAATGCAATACAATACAATATGACGCGAAAGGGTAAATATTTTTACAAGCCACATCATGGTTCGAATTTATTCAATTTATCCGAATCATATATTGACGGAAAAGTTGTCTCGACCAGTTATGGATACGCGACCTCAAAGACCAGTGATTCTATCGACTTGACGATTGAAGCCGCATGGCATGTGATTGATAACGAATACGACAACGCAAAGAAAGAGTTGAAACGTAAAGGCAATGTGCTATATGGTCATTTTTCACATCCTACCTTTTTCGGCGGTTCTTCCCTCACATTCAATGAAAAATACATGCAAACACAATAAGTACGCGGATAGACATTTGAAGTGTGACGACCTCTCTGTGCAAATAAACGAACCGCATGCACAAATTTTGTTATATATATGGTTTCATATATATCACAACATGGATGATTATCATAGCATACGGCATGTGAAACTAAATCACACGCAAACCAAAAACCAATGATGATAATTTTGCATTTAGCCATTTATCTCTCTCTCTCTTCTGAAAATCTGGGGGGCTCTTTTTTTGGATGCTTTTCATTTAGGCATTTATCGTCCATTGTGTTTTGATGGTTGGACGTCCCTCCTTTATTTAGCAAAATAATCGTTTTCTTGATTTTCTGCAGAATTTCACCGAAATGCATCGCCATCGAGTGAATATGCAGTGTTTGTCTGTATTTTGAGCGATAATTTCTGTAAAACGGTGTGTTAATTCTTGGACAATTAGGCATAATTAATATCATTTCTCCGAAATTTTTTTCTAAATCAAGATATATAAAGAGAAGCAATGGCTGGAGCACTCATGCAACTCGTCGCCTATGGCGCCCAAGACGTATTCCTTACTGGTACCCCCGAGATCACTTTCTGGAAGGTGTCCTACAGACGCCACACCAACTTCGCTATGGAGAGCATTGAGCAGACCTTCTCAGGTCAAGCCGATTTCGGTCGCCGCGTTACATGCACCATCAGCAGAAACGGTGATCTTTGCTACCGCACCTACTTGCAGGTAACACTCCCTGAGATCAACCAGTCTATGAAGGGAACTAATGACGAGGGTGTTTATGCTCGTTGGTTAGATTTCATCGGTGAGCAGCTTATCGCTCAAGTTGAGGTCGAGATTGGTGGTCAGCGCATTGACCGTCAATACGGTGACTGGATGCACATCTGGAACCAGCTTACCATGTCTGCTGAGCAGCAACGTGGTTACTTCCAGATGATTGGTAACACCACCCAGCTTACCTACATCACTGATCCTTCCTTCGCCAACGTCAGCGGACCTTGTTCCGCCGCCGGTGGTCCTTCCCAGGTTTGCGCTCCTCGCAACGCCCTTCCTGAGACCACCCTTTACATTCCCCTTCTTTTCTGGTTTTGCAGAAACCCTGGACTTGCCCTTCCTCTGATTGCCCTTCAATACCACGAGGTCAAGATCAACATTGATTTCCGCCCCATTGGTGAGTGCTTATGGGCTGTTAAGGATTTGTCCGCCACCAGTGCTACCCAGTCTGTCTCCCAGGCTTACCAACAATCTCTTGTTGCCGCATCTCTTTACATCGACTATATCTTCCTTGATACCGACGAGCGTAGAAAGATGGCCCAGAACCCTCACGAGTACTTGATTGAG